GTCCACAACGATGCGCGAGGTGGGCGAGCCAATGCTGATACCGTTTGCCGCGTCAGTCGTGTTGAACGTCATTGCTATTGCTTCGCCAACAGAGGTCACAGCTTGTAACGTGGTGTCCGAAAACGCACCGTAGTGCAGGATCGGCACTTCGCCATTAAACCCTTGCAGTTCTTCCCATGCGCTATTGCTGACAGCAAAAAATGCCGCGCCGCATACTTTGTTAATTACTGCTGATGTCGTGGCGTTGATTGTGGAAGTTGCCTCATAGGGGTACACCGTCAACGCGTTTGCGCCCGAGTTTGTTACCCATATCAACTCGCCCATTTCGGTCGGGGGCAACTTTACGCCAGCACCTGCTCCTACGGTTGTGACGTTGCTGTATACGAACGTCAGTTGCGTGGCGCTTCCTGCTGACGTACCAGCTGCCGTCACCGAGGCATTACCGTCGCCGCAAATAGATACGGTGGACAGGCTGTTAACGCCCGATCCAAGAACTCTGCTTGGGATTGCCATTACGCGGCCTTGCGCTGATCGCGCACGCGCATGATTTCGGCAATCAGTCCCGGGCCTTTTACCTCCACTTGCAGATCGCCCATCACATCAAAGAGCTTCTGGAATTCGTTTGCTTGCTGGGCCATTGCCATGTTGCAGCTGAACTTCTTGCCCGACGGGCCGCCGACAAACACATCAATGGCAGGGCCGGTAACATCGCCCGTAAACCGTTTAACGCCATCAGCGCGGTTACAGGAGTCATAGCCGTACATCGTGAACTTGCGGAACCCGAGAAGGTAACCGATGTTGACCGCTCGCAAGCCGGAGGTTGTGCCGCCGCCTACAGCCAGTTTGCCGGGGCCGATAGCGTCCATCTCTGGGCCTTCTGCCCATGAGTGCCACAGCAACACCTTGCGGCCCTTGAGGTAATCAAACGTGGACGGTGGGCAGCGCGAGGCTGGCATATACACCGTGTAGTCGTTAAGCCGCTGTATACCGTTTGTGCGGTCACGCGGGTCAAGGTTGACCCACATATCAGGGTTAACGCCGTTTTCCACTAGAAAGTCGTGTGCGGCCTTTACAGCCACAATGGGGCGACCGGCTCTGCGGTGCGCCTTAATCTCGTCAATGTAATCGGGCATAGACCACCCGCTCGCCACCAATACAATGTGACCATCGTGCTTGATGGGAGCGAGGGTCAGTTCTGGCAGACCACGGGACAGCGCAGACCGGATGTTGGAGCAAAGCTCCTCTGCCGTACCTGCCGCCTGTACCGTGATCTCCAGAGGCTTCATTAGAAGCCCACAACGCCCGTTGCAACGTGCGGGTAGCCCGCAACGCAGGTCAACGCGGTGGCACCAGAGGCCGTGGTCAGGGCAACGATGCCCTCAACCAGACCGCCAGTCACCGTGGCGTCGTCAAGCGTTCCAGCGGTGGCCGTCGTAAAGAGCGGAACCGCCGGGAGGCATGACGCAGCGAGGTTAACAACCGGCTTGCCGCCCAGCTGCACCCAGCCATACGAGGCCGAGGCAATGGACGCCTGAGCAAAGCCAACGGCCTTGCTGTTTGCCGAGTTGGTCGTGGTGAGCGGCACCACGGTGTTGTCGCCCTTCACCGAAACCGCCATGTAGGTGCTGACGGTAGAAGCCGCCTGCACATAAATGGCCTGACCGCCATCGTCAAGGTTGACGGTGGTGCCAACCTTAAACATCGGGCTGGTGTCGGTGTAACCAAGGGACACGCCAATCAGATTTGAAGTAGAAACAGCCATTGTCGTGTACTCCTTTAGTCAATCAACACGCCTTGGAACTGGCTGCCCGAGCAGGTCAAGTTACCTGCCCAGCCAATCAGTTTCACAATGGCGTCTTGGTTAACGGCCTGTCGCTCGCCGCCAATCGGCACAAAGTTACGATCCTTGTGCGGGCGGAAGTGCAGGTACTTGGTGTTGAGGAACCACATGTGGTTCGCGTTGCCAGCACCGCTGTTGTAGGTGGACGAGCCGATACCACCGTCCAGCACAACGTCGGAGGCCATGCCCGCGCCGTAATACTTGAGGGAGGCAAAGCCCGCGCCAGCCATGCTGGAACCGCTGTCCGTCACGCGCTGAATGTTCTGAAGCGACTGCAAGTAATAACGGTAAAAGTTATTGTCTGCAACGATCAGATCAGGCTTGTCGGTGCCACGGATCAACTGCACAGCGAGGGCGTCCATATACCCCTGAATGGTGGTGGACGAGACAACGCCCGTACCGCTCACCGAGGCATCAAACACCTTGGACTGCCAGAACGACCACACGGCGCGGTTGATGCCGCCGTAGGTTCCCGTGGTCGGGTCATCCGGCACAGCCGCAGCAAGGCCCGTGAGGTTCTTGCCCGCGTTGCCGGTGCCATCACCGTACAGGTCACCGCTGATGCGGTTAGCCAGTTGCGCTTCGGCAACCGACATGCGACCGTCAAGAAGGTCAATGATGGCCTCCTTGCCCGAGTTCTGGATCATCTCCAGACCCGAGATCGTCACCGCACTCGCGTACTGCGTGATGGAGAACTGCGCCGCGCTAATGGGCGAGTTCTGACCGACGTTCAGCACTTCGTAACCGGAGTAGCTGTTCGTGTTGTTCGTGGTCGGATCGGTGTACATGATTTCCTGCAAAATCACGTTACCGCCCGAGAACGTCTTGACGTTCCCACGCTCCTTGAGACGACGCAACAACGCGTTGTTGTTGGTCACGTTATCAGCAAGCTCACCGCTACGGCTCTGAATCGTAGTAGCGATGATGTCGCTGATACTAGAGTTGGCAAATGCCATTTGAAGTCTCCTATATCAGTTAATTACAAACGCGATTCCAGATCGGCAAACTGCTCTTCCAAAATCGCACGACGGTCGCCGCCTTTGGGAGCCGTGTTTACGCCGGGTGTGGCGCTTCTGACACTCACCGCTGCTGCTCTGGCTGCTTTCGCAACCTTGTTGGCCTCTCTGGCCTGTTTGTTGGCGATCTCGGCCTGTTGGGCCTTGTTCACCTGCTCAAACAGATCAGGGTTCAATCTAATGGCCTTTTCGTAGGCTTCGTCCAGCGTTTCGGCCATGCCACTCTGTAGGAGTTGAATCATGGTCGCTCTGGCGTCCTCAAAATGTTCAGCTTTCGTGCTGAACTGATTGATCTCGTTGAGAAGCGTCTGATTTTCACGCATCTCCTGCTGCTGTTTCCAGCCCATCACCTCGCCGCGCACGTTGTTCAGCTCGTTTTGAAGCTGATACACCATCGGGTCAACGCTGCCCTGCGGCACCGCACCCTGCGGCGCTGCGCCCTGCTGTACGGCACCCAAGTTGATGCCGTAGGACTGCGCAAGCTGGTAAAAATACGCCATTTTCGTCTGCGGGTCGCTGTTACGCAGCTTGTGGTCGGCTTCCATTAGCGCCGCCACGGCTTTCTCGGGCTGCAATCCCAGCCCTTGGATCGTGTTCATGTACGGCTGGATGGCTTCCTGCATCGCATCGGCAAACTGCGCCTTGGAGAGCAGCGGTTCCACGCCCGCACGCATCTGCTCCTCACGCTGCCATGCGTATTCCTGCATCTTTGGGTCAGCTTTGGTCCAAATCTCATGGAAATCCTTTTTCCACGACGCAGGGGGACGTTTCCATACCGGCGGTTCGGCGTCAGCCTCGGGTTCTCGCTCAAGCTGGGTTTGGCGAGGGGCAAAACGGCCCTTTTCGTCGCGCTGCCCAATGGTTTCTACGGGTTCGCCCTTCTCAATGGCCTCAAAACCCTGCTCCAACATCGCTCGCCGGGAATCTTCCGCCTGTGGGGCTTCCGCATTCTGGTTTTCAACGTCCACGATTAGCCTCTCCTGTGGGGATTGGTGAAGTTCAACTCTTGCCGCAGCTGCCGGATCACCCGGTCAGCTTGATCGTTCGTCATGCGCTGGTTAACTTCCCACTTCAAACGCTCAAGGCGGCTGTTATCCACCTTGGGTTTCGGCAAATGCCGCGCGGGATCGTCGTTGCCAACCTCAACGCAGCCGTTTGCCTTGAGGTGCCGACGGTGCTGTGAGCGCGAGGTAACCATGCGACCGTCAATCATGCTCTTGTAGGGCTGAATGTCGGGCTGAACGTAGTGATACCGGCCCTGCGCATCCTTTTTGCGCTCCACAAACTCGCCGTCTAATAAAACATACGTGCGTTTCATTGATTAAGCGGAAGCGTTGGTAAAGTTTTATTCATCTGCGCGATAATCAAGCGCGTCTGGGCGTCCATGTCCGCCTTGTACTTGGCCGCTTCCTGCTGGCTTTGCAGCTTCATGGCTTCCAACTGCGCTTCAAACTGTTGCTTTTGCTGCTCCATTTGCAGCTTCGTCTGGTTTTTCAGCTGCTCCATCTGCATCTGCTGTTGCAGTTTTGCCTGCTGTAGCGCCGCTTCCATTTGCATACGGCCCTGCTCAAGCTGACCCTTCTGCTGCAACTCGGCCTGCTTGCCCTGTTGCTCGCCATCGGGTTGCTGCTGTTGCGCGGCCTGCTGAAGCTGCTGCAACGTAGCGTCAATCTGACCCTCAATCGGGCGTGCGGCCTTAAACGCCTGCATCCCAAAGCGCAGCAACTCCATCATCATCGGCACCATCTGCGGCGAGGCTTGGCCGACGGGCAACGCTTGCGCGAGGAACCCACCAAACGCCTGCAAGAACTGCATCCGATCCTGCTTGTTCTGGTTCTCATCCAGCATCACAAGGCTGTCAGCAGCAATGTCTACGCGGAAATTGCGCAGCGGCTTGTTACGCAACAGCTCTATAGCTTGCGGGATCAACTGCTGATCCGCTGGCGTCATCTGTCCTGCGGCGGCGTAAGCAAGGATCGTCTCGGGCTGGAAGTGCAGGCACATCACCTGCGATTTGAGCTTGATAATTTCGGAGGCGTAAAGCGCAACGTCCTCCTGCATGGAGCGCAGTCTTAATCCCGCGTACTGGCCTTTGATTTGCTGCGCGGTCGCGGTTTCGCTGGCGAACGAGGTGCCTCGGATGATGTCCGAGATGCCCGTGATTTCGTAGATTTGGCTCTTGATGTCCTCTCTAGCTCTATAGCAGTTAAGTAGCGCATTTGCGAGCGTGTCAAGCGGGAGGAGGTCAATGCTTCCTTTAAGGCCGCCCTTTTCGCTGAAAGCCATCCACTTATCAACTGGAATAAGCGCATTGTTGTCGCCCTCCGTGAGAAGCCGTTGCAGCGCAGGCTGGCTGGCGTCGTACACGCCACGCACACGCAGCGCCTTCACCAACCCGTCAATGCGGTCGGAGAGGATGTCCAACTCCATCGCCTGATCTTGGTACAGCACGAAATCGGGAACGGGTACGAGCGTGTCGCTGGTCGTGGTCGCGTAAAGCGGCTTCGGGCAAGGGAAGAACCCCTCTAGCCCGAGCGGGTCATCGCGCACATCAATCATCTGCGGCATGCCCTTGCAGAACCAATAGACCTTTTGTGTCTCCTTGTCCCACAGCTCGCAAATCTTGGCGCGGTTGTACGTGCGCTTGCTCTCGTTGTACGCGTTGAGCGGCTCCGGCCCTTGGTCTAGCGGGATGCGGCGTGCCATTTCATCGCCAAACCGCTCCACAAGCGCCTCACGGGTCATATAGACCCAGCGCCACACCTGCCCCACTTCTTCCCATGTGCGCGCCTGTGAGTGACCGAAATCGCGCCAATGCACGTAATCCACGACGGCGCACTCGTACTCAATCTGCTCCATCGGTTCGGACATTTCGCCCTGTTCAACCGTGGAGGTAACCGATACGCCGTCGTCATCAATGCCGATGGGCGAGGTGTGCGGCTCATAGCGCACCCATGCGCTGCCGCGACCGCCCAAGAACCGATCCTCCACGCTGTATTTCATCGTGGAACGGAAGTCGGGGTAATGCTCAATCTCAAAGTCAATCGCACGCTCAAGGAGCTGCGCGGCCACGCGGCCCACCGGGTCGTTGTCACCAAAGCGGCGGCTAATGTCAGCCTTTGGCAGTTTGGCGTAAACGGCAGGCGTCAACGTCTGCACGTTTGACCACAGGATGTTGAACTTGGCCGATTCGGTCAGCGTTTGCCCACGGGTGTCGTCGCGGTAACGCTTGACGATCTTCTTGACCCGCGCCGTCCACTTGGCAAATTCGTTGTCGTATTGCCCGACGATCTTGAGGTAGCGATCTACCTCGCTGCTGACCAACATCGGTTCCATTACGCTTTCCCCTCGTTACGGGCGCTGATCGCTCGGGCCTTGGCCTTGGCGTCGTCTTTGCTGGATGCGCCCCAAGCACGCAGCGCAAGCGCAAGGCGTGTGGGTTCACCGTTCTTCGCCATCGGCCCCGGCATGTTGCCCATGCGGGCAAGGAAGCTGGCGCGGCGTGGGTTGTCGCCCT